TTAAAATTTCTTAAAAAAACTGTCGGTGATTCATCACCTGTTCCATAATCTGATGGACCTGGACTATCAATTGCTCTTGTAAATACACCTTCGTTAGCTGTTATAATATCATCTCTTTCAACTCTACCCCAATTTATGTAATTTGTTGGATCATCATCGCTCATAAGTTCACCTTTAGCACATAAATCACCGGTATCATAAAGTAGTTCTCCATTTTTTTCGGCACATATAGAATCTGTACAACCTGCTTGCTCTAATACACACGACATATTTGAAGATGTGCTTTGTAACCATGGAGAATATGGTGGTCTTGAATAAGCTACACCAGTATTTTTTGTAACACCTGACGCAAGTTGACGTTGACCTTCCGCACGATTCCAAGATTCGGAACCATCTTTACCACCCATTTGCCACCTTTTTAATTTATCACCTCTTTGTGGTATAGATACAGGTTCAGCCCATACAGCAGGATAATTTCTACCAATACCAACCATTAAATTATCACCAAGACTATCAGCATCTTCCTGTTGCCAACCCAAACTATCATATTTATTACAACATGAAACACAATTATTACAATTACAATTACCATCTTTTACAATAACGGGATGTGGATACCTTGGATCCGGACAATGAGATGAACCTAATCCAGTTGTAGATCCTTGTATACCCGAAGCCATTTTTGGATTATCAAAAGACCTCCACCAAATACCATTATTAGTGGCTGATGAGAAATCCCAAGCACAAACATCACTGTTAGACATTCTTGAACCAAATTTATATGGATTTGTACATATTAATGGTGCTACTGGGACCGGAGACCAATCAAACACCCCTTGTTCTGAATCAATTATAGTATTTTCAGGTGATATCCATTTACCAACACCAGTTATTTTTAAATCTCTAACACCTGGACAATTGACAGTTCCATCTGAATTAACTAATGCACCATCAACATCCTTATTACAAAATGGTCCTTGACGTGGTTCATTTTGTGAAGATAAACCCAACCCAGCACCACCTGAACAAGATCCAAAATCGCGTTTTTCTAATGGTGGATTAATCCATGGATCTATTCCACCAAACATAGATTTATCTATTTTTGTATCTCCCGTATCTGGGACTGACCAATCTGGGTTAGGATTATCTCTACTAGGATATTCATATACAGGTAAATCAATTAAATCAGAACCAGGATCTAAAATACACCATTTTTCATATAATGGTTTGGTATTATCTTGTTCAATTAATCCATCCATACCTTCTTGTATACATTGTGATGGTATTTCACCATTTCCTTCATACCATTTACATCCAGCTACAACAGTAGAACCGGTATTAGATATTTGTCTATCAATAGCTTCTAAATCTGAAGCAAAACCTCTACCACCTATAGGTAATCTATCTTCATTATAATAAGTATCTGGATTTATGACTTTATTTACACGTAAACTTGCACTCATATTACATAAATCTTTGATATCTGTAATTGGTTTACCAGCTCCATCTACTGGATTAAATTCACCACCCGGATTTGTAGATATATTATTACCACTATCATCTTGAAATTGCCATTTTTTAGAATTTTCATCATATTTATAATTATTTATATATTCACACGTAGCAAATTGTGCTGGTATTTTATTGTATGCTCTGGAGTCTTGAGCATTTACAGAATATGAATCTAAATTACCCTCTTTACGAGAACCTGGAAAAATATTGTTTTCATTAAATTCTAATGGAGCACCAGTATTAGAGTCTGTTCCAATACTACTAATTGGTAAAGTCATATCTTCCACCAACTCATCTTCACCATATGGAACCATCCCATATGGTCCTGCTTGCGACCAATATAATTTTTTAGTACATTCATGAATACTTACTTCTTTTGGAGCAACAAATGTATATTCCCATCCACATTTAGGTAAATCGCATCCTGGTCCTTCAATTTTACAACTTTGTGGAGTAGTATTTAATTCATTTAATTCAACATCATTATCTAAATCTTCTTCTTCTTCTTCTTCATTATTATTATTATCTATTTCTTCTTCTTCTTCTTCTTCTTCTCCATTATTAGTATATGTTTCTATAAGACTATTATTTGTAGAACCAGATTGACCCCATATATTCTCCATAGGTTCATCGGTATCAATTGTATCAGATTGAAGTGATTTTATTTGATTTATAGATGAAGTTGATTTAATATCATTATTTTTATTTAAAATATTAGATAATGATTTTTCTTCTTCTTCTGTTAATACTATATCTTTATTTAAATAAAAACTATTAATGATATCTTGTTGTTGATTAATTAATATATCATTAATACTTCTTGGTTTAAATTGTTTTATATTATTTACATATTTTTTATCCACACCATTTTTTTTATAATTATCCATTTCTCTTAAAATTATATTCTTTTTTAAATCAAAATTTGCATTATTTGTATCTTTATATGACATATTTAGATATGTTTCGCATTTTTTTATATTTTTAAATTTTTCACTACCAGGATCTTTATTATTATTATCTTTATTTATAGTATCTGTATACCTATCATAATTTTCTTCATCTAATAATAATAAACAACGATTAAACCAATCACTATTAATTGGTCCTCCTTCTTCTGAATCTACACAATTAAAACCAAAATATTGTTCTTCGGCAATTGTATTCCATTGTGAGTTATATAAAGGTCTTCCATTAAATCTATTGTAATCTACACTTGGACTAGAATAATCTCCTTGCCCATTTTCATAAATATTATTAACAATTGATTGTTTTTCAATACCACAAGTATTATTGTCGCAATTTAAAGCAGGAGCACATCCATGAATATTTGGACTACATTCAAAAGTTTCTGGATTACATAATACGGTTGTTTTACCTGTTCCATTAATTTGTGGACTTTTCCACTTTGGATCTAATTCCTCATTAAATCTACCACTATGAAATCTATACCTACTACTTGATTCATCTATTCCACATTCCATTGAAATCATACCACATTTGTCTCTTGCTGGCTGTGATAAATCTACACCAAATTCCTTTTCGGATTCATTTTCCCACCAACCATTATTATTACCATGGAAATAAACTCCAATAACTATTGCGATAATAGCTATTATTAAAAAAATACCCATCATATTTGAAGCTTTTTCTATTTGATTTTTTTGAGCTGCATATGGTATATTTGGATTACCCATATATATATTATATTATATATATATATATGGATAATAAAACCGGTGGTAAATTAATTGGAATTGGTTCAGAATCATGTGTATTTAGACCAAACTTACCTTGTAAAGATAAAAAAGTTGAAATAAATGAAAATTTAATATCTAAATTATTTTTAAGAAAACCTGAAAATTTAGAAAAAGAAATAAAATTTAATAAATTAATAGAAAGTTTAAAAAATTCTAATATATTTACTGTTACTTTGTCTAAATTATGTAAATCCGATAACTATGAAGATATAAAAAAATATGAACCGGAAATAGATAAATGTTTAGAATCAAATGGATATTCTAATTTAACAAATAAAGATATGTTATACGGGTTATATGGTGGTATTGGTATGGAAGAAAGAGTAAATCAATTATTTACAGCAGATGTATTAAATAATACTGAATCTATTAAAAAAACTATGGAAATATTTATGAAAGAATGTTATCCTTTATTTTATGGTTTATCTATAATGTATATGAATAATATACTTCAATTTGATATTAAACCCGATAACATCGTATATCATGAAGGTAAATTTAAATATATAGATTTTGGTTTATCTACAACATTTTCAAACGTTGAAACAATAGAAAATAGAGCAATAGATGAATTTGATGGAGAACCCAGAAGAATATATAGATATTATCCATTTGAATTTATATATGCATATCCTAGTGGTATGGATTTATTTTTTGAAAGTTTTAAAAATAATAGAGAAAATTATAATTATATTAAAGATGTTCATGATATATTATTTTATAGAAATTTTGATGAATCAACTAAAGATATATTGGACTTAGCTATGAATAATAAATTAAATGTAAAAATAATTTCACAAAGATTAGATACGTATAGTTTAGGTATAACAATATCAGAATTATTATTACAACAAGTCATATTAGCAAATAAAAATTTACAAAAAGAAGATATGATAGATAAAATTCAAGATATTTTTTGTGATAATAGTATGTATCCATATACCGAATTATTATACAAAATGACAGAACCATTATCAAATAATAGAATTACACCTATTATAGCTTTATCTGAATTAAAACAAAAATTAAATTATAATCCTGATTATGATAAAAAATCTAAAAAAAAAACAAAAAGTAAAAGCTACAAGAAATAATCCCCTCGCTAATAAATTTGAATATTTTTATGATATATCTTAATAAATAAACAAACTAACAAACTCAACTCACTAACAAACTCAACTCACTAACAAACTCAACTCACTAACAAACTCAACTCACTATGGGTGGAAATATGTCAACTCAAAAGACCAACTTCATCAACCAAGCACAAAAGTTCTATAGCGATAAGCCACTCGCTTATTGTGTTGATCTGTGGCAAAAGGGTGAAAATGATTCAATGATTTTCAACGAAACAGAAGTCCCGAAGGGTGTTCTACCCCACGGACACGATCATGGTGGAAAGCCTGTATTCCAGAAGTCTGTTCAAGATGGTTGGAGTGTTGTGAAGGTAAAGGATCCGAATGATGGTGGAACTCTTGTTAACCGGACAGTTGGTTCTCATGCTGTTATGGCATTTATGCCAGCTGGATTCCGTGATGCTCCAACACCGAACAAGATCAATCCATTCCGGGAAGAGATCGGAAACCCACAAGGATCTGAGCCTCAAAAGTGTGCTTCAAGTCTATGTCATGTCGTGACAACACCTGTAGATATTTGCCGATACAATATCATTTCGTGTAATCGGGAAGATATTGATCTAATTTATGAAATGGATCGTGTTGGACGCCTGGCTTGCCTGACACTCCGAGATGGCCCAGATGATATGGTTGGATCGCTTCGGTGGCATCTCAAGCAAGATGGAACTATTACACTTAAGGATGGAAGTGTTGTAAATACCAAGATGATTTCAAGTGATTTTGTAGATTCAACTGTGTTTGATACAGCACAAGCAGAAGGAACCGCAACAATTAATCATCTATTTGAAGAATCTCTTGAAACTACATTCCATGTTGGAGAATCTGCATCAGTTGGATATCTACACAGCCACACACGCCCGACATGCTTTGATCTAACATCAAGGGAAAACATGGATCAAATGGCATCAGAACATGGGTATGTTAAGGAAACATCTATGAGTGAATGTATTGAATATCTCGAATCAAGTGAACTCCAAGATCTTAAGGATACCATTAATGAGTCCGATGATGATGATGATGATGATGAAATTGAAAACAGTGTATCTGAACTTCGGGTCACTGGAAGTGATGATGAAGATGATGGTCCATCTCTAACTCGTCAAGCATCTTCTCTAAGCCGCCAATCATCTGCTCGGTAAATGTAAAAATAGAAAATGTGTAAAATAGAAAATGTGTAAAATAGAAAATGTGTAAAAATAGAAAATATAAAATTAATATTTTTTTTATAATATCCAGGGAACTTGATATTTCATAAAATTATCTGTTGATAAGTTTTTTTTAATTCGTTCAATTGTTTTAGGGGAATCAATAATGGGTTTAATATTGGGTGATTTAAATTTAATATTGTTAATTTTCAAATCTTTGGGTTTATTTATACATTGCCAAAATAACATAAAAACCATATTTATTATATCTTTATTATTATTTTAATATTTAAGAATTTAATTTTAAATATAATTAATACTTTGGAAAAATTTGAATTTAATAAATATAATATTTAGTAAAGTAATAATTATATTTAAAAAATGGGTAAACGATCCAGAAACTTTAAACTAAATAACAACAAAAAGAATAAGGAAAAACCTGAAATTAAAAAAGTAGATGGGAGAATTATTGGGTGGATTGGAAATGAAATTCCAGTTGTTGGTAGCGAATCATTAGCAATGAATGAATTTAGAGAAAATGATATGTCTCCAATTATTACAAACAGCTATAAATATATTAATTATTCAATTTGTGCAATAGACAAATTTCCAATTTATAAAGAAAATAATATTTCAATATGGGGCGAAGAAACATCTAGACAATTAATTAATGTCTTACCACAAAGAAAAAAAACAACTATTTAAAATTAAAAGTATAATTATATTTAATAAAATATTAAATATGAAATTAGAATTTATCTCAACTAATACATATTACAGACATGTTCTTGAAAAAATTTATACAATCGCAAAAGATAAAATAGATTGTTTTTTTTATCTAGAAGAAGTAAATTATAAATCATATAATTATAGATCCAGATTCTTGGATGATAAAAATAAAGTAATAATACCGGGTGAAATTGATATTATTATTGAATATAAAGGCGAAAATATCAAGGTCAAACATTATATAATTAAAGATCATCATGATAATATTCAAAAATTATTATTAGTAAATGATTGCTGTGGTGGACCAAAAGGAGAAGTTCCATTTTGGAGATTAGAATTAATACATGAAAATACAGAAATTCTAACACAGTTTGTAGATGATGCTAGAGAGGTTGTTAGAGAAAGAATTAAAAAGAATAAACAAAAATCAAAAGATACTATTAGAATATATTATTTTAAAGACTATTGGTATTTATTTTCAAAGACACCTAAGAGACCTATCGATACATTATATTTAAAAGAAAATCAAATGGAAGGTATTATTCAAAAAATAGATAATTTTTTTTCTGAAGGAGAGAGAAATGATTATATTTCATTTGGAATGCCATATAAGAATGTTACTTTTTTATATGGTGTCCCGGGTTCTGGTAAAACATCTACAATTAATACAATAGCATCCCATTATGGTTGTGATGTATATATGCTACCATTATCATCTGATATGGACGATTCTCATTTAGTTGATGCTTTTAGTAATGTTAATTCAGAGTGTTCTGAAAGAGCAAATGAAGAAAATCGCAAAGTAATAGTTATAGAAGATATAGATTGTATATTTAATGAAAGAAAGCAAGGTGATTCAATGAAAAATGGTATAACACTCCAGGGATTATTAAATTGTATGGATGGATTTACGTGTATTGAAGGGGCATTGATATTTATAACAGCAAATAATCCAGAAACATTAGATAATGCTGTGATTCGATCTTGTCGGGTTGATCATAAATTAGAATTAGGATATGCTGATAAATATCAAACAGAAAAAATGTTTAATAGATTTTTGCCAAATCAACAAAATAATTTTTTAAAATTTTATAATAGTATTAAAAATACTAAATATACAACAGCAATGCTTCAAGAATTATTATTTTTTAATAGAAAACATGAAAATATTTTGTCTAAGTTAGATGATTTTAAAATAATAGTTGAAAAAAATAATCCAGCAAAACTATCAAATGAAAAAGAAAATAATACTGGTCATTATATGTAATTTAAAATAATTCTAATAATAATGTTTTATAATTTATATCAAATATGGCAAGTTTATAGAATAATACTTCATTTGCACGGGTTTTATGTAGCATATTCATTTTTATGTTGGACTCTTTCATCAAGTTATTATTATTGTAGTTTTATGATATCTTTATTTTATATAATAGATCCGAATGAAATAAAACAATTAGAAGATAAAAAAATATTAGATAAGATCGATTAATTTATATATATTTTTATATATATATATATATATAAATAATGAGTAAAATTGAAATTAAAAAAAGTAATATTCCAGGTGCTGGAAATGGTGTATTTGCAACAGAATTTATAGAAGAAGGAGAAATTATTGAAACACCTGAATATATATATATTACCGAAAATTTTGCCGAAGCCGCCGGTATAAAAACTATACTAGATAGTTATAAATATAAAATGATTGAAAATTATTTAACTTTATTAGATGGGAAAACAAGTTTTATAAATCATGGTATGAATGGAAATGTAGATCCATATAATTTTAAAGAAAATTATAGCGTTACTATAGCAATAAGAGATATTAATAAAGGTGAAGAATTATTATATGATTATGGTGCGGAATATATTTATAAAAACTTTCCTAGATATAGATCCACATAATTATGAAGAAAATAATAGTATAACGATAGCAAAAAGAGATATTAATAAAGGTGAAGAATTATTTATTAATTATAGTAATTCTTCACCTAGATATTATTGATAAATTTATTTATTGATTTATTCTTGAATAAGAAGTAAATAAATTTAAGAAATTCACATAATAATCTAAAGCACCATTTATACAATTAGCTTTATTATTATCATATTTTAATAATATTTTGTTTGTATCATATAAAATATATAGTGAAAATATGATAATAATAGTTATTGATATATTTTTTTCGTAATTATCATTATTTTCTTTATTTGAAAATATATTCATTATCATAATTGTTGTAATAATTAATAAAAATACGAATAAAACTATTGCTAACCATGATAAATCTATATTATAATATGATATAATAATACCAAAAATAAAAATAATACAAAAATTTATTATAGTTGATATTAAACTATTCTTAATTATATCTTTATCATTAATATCTGAAAACATAATAGATAAAAATAATCCAATTATAATACTATATGAAATAAATAGTAATTGCTTAATCATGAATGATTCTGTATAATTCATCATAGTTATAATAAAAATAACAATAATGAATAACAAAAAGATATTTTTAATTGGATTTTTTTCGTAATATTTATTAATATCTAATTTATTCGCAATATTTACAGTAAAATATGTAATTAATATTTGAAATAATAGAGTTAAAAATATACATTGAAATAATTTACTTTTTTTACTTATTATTTTACCAAAATTTGTCATTATATATATATATATTTATTTTAAAAATCCAGTTAAATTTAAATCAGCATCACCACCAATACCTGGTCCAGGTTGTCTTCCATTAAATGGTTGTTTTTTAATTTCAAATGAATTATCATTATTTATTATTAATACTTGTATTTGTCTGTATTTATTATCACCACACATATCATGTTTCCCAAAAGCTCTAGACATACCAACATCTATTCTCCATAATCTATTACCATATAGTGAATTTAGATATCTATCATGCATATATTGTGGTGTATGAGCAATAACCATACCCTTAATTGGCATTAATTTTTTATTACGTTTATTTAATATATTTAATAATTGATTAAATCCTTCTTCAGTATTTTCACCTTCATTATCTTCTTCTGCGAATAATCTACACCAAAAAGGTGATAGATCATCGTCCTGTCTAAATATTTCATCAAATAATTCTTCTTCATTTTCATTAGTTTTATTAAGTAACCATTTTTGAACTAATTCATTAATTTCTTGAATAGTTAATTTTTGAGATAAAGAATGACTAAAACCACCATGAACAAATAACCAACTACCGACAATAACAACACTTTTTTTATGAGTTGCATAATATGTTGCTAAAGATCCACCCCTTTCAAATGCTTTTGCTCTATGATAATATCCCAAAGGTAACCCATCTTTTGTTTTTTTAGATATTCTATCTTTCTTTGGAACAAATTCTAAAAATTCTTGAGGTGATACATATCTAAAATCTCTATCAACATTCATTAATTCATGATTACCAACTAAAGTAATTACTCTACCACCATATTTTTTAGCTTTATCATCTAATAACTTAAATAATTTAATAATAAGCATATTATTACCTTCATCTTCCTCAACATCATCTAAATTTTCAATACAATCTTTA